GTCGCCGCGGCTGCAACGCGATTGGGAGGATCCGAAGAAGCACGCGACCGAAATCCAGTTCCTCCAGGTCATTCGGCCGAACGGCCTCTACGCCGGGAAGAAGATCGGGTGGCAGGGCAAGCCGATCGAAAGCCTTCACATCGAAATTGACGAAAAGCACATGGTCGCGCGGGGCGGCTATTACTCGATGCCGATCGCAGTTTCGCGCCATATCACCGGGCCGCGCGACGTGTACGGCCGTTCGCCGGCGATGAAGGTTTTGGCGACGATCAAGGGCGCCAATGCCATGGCGCGAACGATCCTCGACGCCGGCAACCGGGCGGTGAACCCGCCTTTGCTGTTCTACGACGATGCGGACATTACCAAGGTGGTGACGCGGCCTGGCGGGCTCAACCCCGGCGGTATCGATGAGTTCGGCCGCCAGATGATCCAGCCTTTGCAGATGGGCGGCGAGCTGCCGATCGGCATGGAGCTGCTCGCCGGCGAGCGCGCGGTGGTCAAGCAGTCGTTCCTCGAGGAGTTTTTCCGGCTCCTGTCCGACCCCTCCGATCGCATGACTGCAACACAGGTTATGGAGACGCTCCAAAAGGAGGGCGTGCTCATTCGGCCGTTCGCGGGCCGCCGGGAAACGGAAAAGGTTGGGCCGACGATCGAGCGCGAGCTCGAGATCCATATGCGCCGCGGCACGATCCCGCAGCCGCCGCCGGTGGTGCGCGAGGCAGGCGAGGCGCCGCGGCCGTTGATGACCAACCCGCTCGCCCGCATGGCGCGCGCCGAGGAGGTTTCCGGCTTCACCCGCTGGGCGGAGATCGGCGTCTCGGCCGCCAGCGCCGGCGCCGAGGGCGCGCTCGATCGCGTCAATTGGGACACGGCCATGCCCGATATTGCCGAAGTGCTTGGCGTGCGGCCGACGCACGTTCGCAGCGATGAGGAAATCGCCGCAATCCAGGAGGCACGCCAGGCCGAGAAGGAAGCGGCCCAGGCCACCCAGGTCATGCCGGCGGCCGCCGGTGCGGCGCTGGACATGGCAAAGGCAAACGAGCTCGCCGGGCTCGGCATACCGGGGGGGTTGTAACGTGGGCGAGGCGATCGCCACCAAGGCCCGCCAGGTCGCGGAGATCATCCAGCGGCGTTGGCTGGTGACGCGAGCGCGTTGCTACAAAGCCTGTTTCCAGGATGCGAAGGGCGCTCTCACCTATGAGGGCAACCGCGCGCTCGCCGATATTCGCCAGTTCGCGAAGCTCGAGGAGCACAGCTTCATGCGCGATCTTCAAGGGCGGATAGACCCGATCGGCATGGCGAGGATCGAGGGACGGCGCGAGCTCGCGCGCCACATTTTTCATCATCTGAACCTGGACGAGACAAAGATCCGTTCGCTTGTGGAGGTACAACATGAACAAGGCTAACCTGCGGAAATTACTAATGGCGTCGACGGCGCTTTGTGTTAATTTTGGCGAGGAATCGAGTTCGCTTTGCTCGATCGATGACGGGCAAAGTGGTGGCGGGGGGGCGGCCAGCGCCGGGGGTGGCGGCGGTGGTCTTGCTGGTTTGGACGACGGAGACGGCGGACAGGCAGCAGGCGGTGGAACCGGGGGTTCCACCGCTACCGCTACGGGTGGCGGCGACGGCGGCCAGGGCGGCGCGGCGCCGAACGCTTGGGCGCAAATGCTGTCGGCCGAGGCCGCCGGCGCAGATCCGAGCCACAGGGATTTCGCGGTCGGTAAGGGCTGGAAAAGCCCCGACGATGCGATCCAGAGCTATCGAGAGCTCGAGAAGGTCTACCGCGCAAGCGACAAGGTGGTGGTGCCCGGCAAGGACGCCACGCCCGAGCAGCTCGCCACCTTCCACCGGGCGATCGGCGTGCCCGACAAGGCGGAAGGCTACACCTTCGACCTGCCCACGGTGAAGGATGAGGCCGGCAACGACGCGCAGCTCGAGATCGACACCGGCTTTTTCGAGCCGATGAAAGAGCTCGCGCTGAAAAACGGCGTGCCGGCGACGGCGTTCAAGGGCCTGGCGGAGGGCTTCGTGCAATGGCAGCTCGACCAGCAAGCGGCCGACATCTCGCGGCACGACACCGATTGGTCGGCGAAGCAGAAGGAGTGGGGCGCCGAAGCGCAGGCCAAGACGGCCGATGTGCTCGCCGCGTGCCGTTTCCTCGAGATCGACCGCGAAGGCCGGGCGGCGCTGCAAATGGCGCTCGGCGCCGGCAAGGCGGCCGAGCTGCTCGCCCGTGTCGGCGGCATGGTCGGCGAGGATCCGCTTCGCGGGAGCGGCGGCAAGCAGTTCGGCGTCGCGAGTGCGGCCGAAGCGCAGGCCCAGGTCGACGCGATGATCGGCGACAAGGAAACGGCCGCCAAGCTGCGCGCCAAGGATCCTACGGCGGTTGCCCGGTACAACCGGCTCAACGACGCGATCGCGCATTTCGGCCAGCTCGAACGGAACCGCCAGGGTTAAGCATCTTCCGGCAGCAAGCCGGGGACCGTGGCGCCGGACAGCGCCTTACAACGCCACAGGAGACACTATGGCCGACGAAAAAGCGAGCACCCTTCCCAGCTTCAACCCGAGCGGCAGCGACGTTGTAGCGGGCATCAAGGAGCGCACCGAAGCCCTGCTCGATTATCTTCGCGAGAATGTGCCGGGAAACCGGGAGCGGTCGATCGCGATCACGAATTACGAGCAGGCGGCGATGTGGGCCGTTAAGGCAAACTTTACGCCTGCTGGTTGATCGCTTCGCGATCAAACGTCTTGACGGCCGCTTGGTTCCGTGTGAACTTGGCGGCCGTCTCTAATCCCAGGGGTGGGCTTTGAGGAAACCGGCCAAGCCGTAACTGGCCCCGGACCTTGGTGGGGAAATCACCCGGCGACCGCAGCCGTTAAAGTGATAGAGAGGCCCGGCCCAACAGCCGCCAAGCCCCTCGCAGGAAGGTAACTTTTTGCAGGGAGGCCCCGATGGGCGACATCACCAATACCGCGCAGACGCGCTTTTCCAACAATCTCCGCCTCGAGCTCAATCAGCACGCGACGCTGCTCGCCCACACCGCCATTCAGCGGAACGAAGCGGGCTCCGAAAAGGTCAAGCTCGAGAACCTGATCTCCAACGCCAAAACCCAGAAGAAGTCGACGCGCCACGCGCCGGTGACGTACAACGAGATTGGCTGGGACGGCATCTGGGTTGCGAAGCCCGAAGCCGATTTCTACTCGGCGCTGGTCGACAGCGACGACAAGCTGATGACCGGCGTCGACATCCAGGGCGGCTACGTCAAGGCGGGTGCCTCGGCGATCCAGCGCGCCAAGGATGATATGTTCCTGGCCGGCTTCTACGGCAGCCTCATCACCGGCAAGCAGGGAACGACGCTCAACCCGTTCCCGGCGGGCAACATCGTGGCCGTCGACCACCGCGACAGCGGTTCCGGCGCCACCGGGCAGAACGTCGCCAAGATCCGCCGGGCTCGCAAGATCCTGGCCGAAAACTACGTCGACATGAGCCAGGCTTTCTACATGGCTCAGACGGCGCAGCAGATCGAGGATCTGTCCAGGGAAATGACCATCATTTCCGACGATTACAAAACGTCCGTGAAGCCGGTCTGGTCGGCGGACGGCAAGAGCCTGCTCGCCGCCGGCGGCTTCAACTTCATCGAAATGGAGCTCGGCAACCCGCTGCTCGACAACAGCGACCTTACTGTCGACGGCTCTGGCTATCGCAAGACGCCGTTCTGGACGGCTGACGGCATGGCGATGAACTATTGGGAGGAGCTGTTTACCGCGGTCGATAAGCTCCCGACCCAGCATTACGAAGTCCAGGTCTATGCCCGGACTTGCGGCATCGGATCGCGCACCGATCAAAATCGGTGCGGCTACATTCTCAACGCCGAATAACGGTTCGCGGGGGTGCCGCGGCCGCCGAGCAAGGAAACAATCCCGCCGGCGGCCGCGGACGAATTTTCAAGGGGATCCGCGCACCTAGTCGCGGAAGGTTCGCAGGGAACCTAGTGGGAGACAGAGCATGACCAAGCGTTTCGCTTCTACCTTTGTCGGCGTCCTCGACGGCACCAAGCAGCCGGCGGATCTCGCCGATGGGCGCCGCGTCGGCGCCAACGTGCGGGTGATTTCCGCGGTTGTGGCGCTTGCTGCGCAGGCGTCGGCCGATACGATCGTGGTGGGCGTCCGCCCGCCGAACTCGACCTTTTTGCGCGCCGAGCTGACCACCGATACCAGCCTCGGCACCGCGACGCTGGCGCTCGGCAACGCGACCAGCGCCGCGACCTACAAAGCTGCCGGCACCTTCACCGCAACGGACACGCCGACCAGCTACGGCAAGGCGGCCGCCAAGGCCGCGGCGCCCAACGCCGAAGCGGAGGAAATCTTTCTCACGGTCGGCACCGCGGCCCTGCCCGGCGCCGGCAATTTGGTGTGCGATTTCTACTTCGCGATCCCGAACTAGGGATCACGAACGGGGGCGGCCGATTAACCCCCCAGGTCACGGCCGCCTCATTTCGCGGTCCCGCTAACAGGATCGCGAACCGGGGCGGCTCCTTTCCCCAAGCTGGGGCCGCCCCTTTACCTTTCCAGGAGCGGGACCATGGCGCGGGACTTTGTAACGATCGCCAACATGGCAACGGGCTTCTTCGGCGAGGACGATCAGATCCGCGACCCGAACGAGGACAGCAAGCCCGCACGGTCGATTCAGGCGGTTTGGGAGGAGGGGCGCAAGATCGTTCTCTCCAAAGGCGAATGGGATTTCGCCATGCACCGCGCCGAGCTCACCGCCACCGCCGGCGACGCGCCGATCGGCTTCCTGTACGCCTTTCCCCTCCCTTCCGACTATCGCCGCCTGGTCGAGATACTCGATCCGCGCGAGCTCGATTACAGCCTCGAGGGCGGCAATATCCTGTGCGACGATCTGGGTCCGGTGAAGATCCGCTATGTGCGCGACATTTCCGAGCCGGCCTTGTGGTCTGACGGCTTCGTGGAAGCCTTTTCAATGTGGCTGGCCTGGCGCGTCGCCGATCGCCTGTCGGGCGACAAGCAGCGCAAGCGCGAAGCGTGGGCGGCCTACAAAGAGGCGCTCAAGGAAGCCAAAGGCGTCGATGCGAAGCAGAACCCGCCGCGGCAACACCCGGAAACGGAATGGACCCGCGCGCGCCAGGCGGGGCTCTCGGACCTGTCGACGGGCCGCCACTGATGGTCAAGGTCCGCTCGATCCTCACGAGCTTCAACGGCGGCGAAGTCTCGGGCCGGCTTGCCGGTCGTACCGACGCGGACATTTACGATCGCGCGCTCACAGAAATGTTCAATTTTGTGCCGACGATCGAGGGCCCGGCCATGAAGCGGCCCGGCGTCTACTGGATCAAGGCGGCGGCTCTGAGCTCCACCTGGCTTTCCAGCTTCGTGTTCAACACCACCCAAGCCTATGTGCTGGAATGGCTCGAGGGCGCGGTTCGCTTCTACACCAACGGCGGCCAGATCGAGAGCGCGCCCGGCGTGCCTTACGAGCTCGCGGTGCCCTACACGGCCGCCGAAGCCGCGCGCGTCTCCCAGGTGCAAAGCTACGATCGGCTTTACCTGGCGCATGGGGCGCACGCGCCGGCGGCGCTGACCCGCACCGGCGCCGAGGCGTTCACTCATGGTCCGCTGGCGCTTCGCCGCGGGCCGTTCCGCGATGCGAACACCGATGAAACTATTACGGTTTCGGCGGACGGGACAACCGGCAGCGTCACCCTCACGGCATCGGAGCCGATCTTCCAGGCCGGCCATGTGGGCGCGCCGTTCCTGCTCGAAGCGGCCGATTTCGGCGCCGTTCCTGCCTGGGAAGTTGGGATCGACGGGGTTGTCGCGGGCTCGAGCAAGCGCCGATCGGACGGAAGGGTCTATGTTGCGGCGAGCTCGGGGCGCACCGGATCGGTGCAGCCGACGCATAGCCGCGGCACCGAAAGCGACGGCATGGAAAGCGGCCAGGACGTAGGCGCGAAAGGCCCCTACGGCGTCAAGTGGACGTATCTCCATGACCGTTTCGGCATGGTGACGATCACCGGCTTTGTCAGCTCTACGCAAGTCACCGCCACCGTGACGCGCCGCCTCGCCGACGATCTCGCCGGCGGCGGATCCTGGCGGTGGGCGCACGGCGCTTTTTCAGAAGCGGAAGGCTGGCCGCACTTGGTGTGCATCTGGGCCGGGCGACTGATCTTCTTCAAGGGCGTAGAGCTCTACGCTTCGGTGGCGGGCGACCTGACCAATTTCGCGCCGCTCACCGATTCGGGGAGCTTTACCCCAGACATGGCTTTCCGCCGCACGCTCGACGCCGCGGATCCGCCGCTTTGGGTGAAGGCCGACGATCAGCTCCTGGTCGGCACCGCTTCGGGCGAGATCCTGATCGGGCAAATCAATATGTCGGCGCCGCTCGCCGGCGACAACATCAAGGCGCCTGGTCAATCGAGCTATGGCTCGGCCGCGGTGTGGCCGGTCGACATCGGAACGGGCGTTGTGTTCGTCCAGCGCGGCGCCCGCAAGATCCGCGAGGCCGCTTACGAGTTCGAGCGCGATCGGTTCGTCGGGGTCAACCTCAACGTCTGGTCGCGCCATATCAGCCGATCGGGGGTGCGCCAGCTCGCCTTTCAGCAAGAGCCGGAGCAAATGCTGTGGGGCGTCAGGAATGACGGGATCCTGGCCTGCCACGCCCATAGCCCCGAGCAGCAAACCAAGGGTTTCGCCCGCGTCGCGCTTGCCAATGGCGAGATCTCCGTGCTGTCGGCCGTGTCGATCCCGAGCGACGCCGGCACCCTGGACGATCTGTGGCTGCTTACCGATCGCGCCGGCACCAAGGGGATCTGCAAGCTCGGCGATTGGTGGGAGGAGGATGCGGAGCTCGGCGAGGCCGAGCAGCTCGCCAAGCTCAAAGCCGCCTTCTACGTCGATTGGGGGGTGTCCTACAGCGGCCCGCCTAAGAGCGAGTTCAACGAAGGGCTCGAGCACCTGATCGGCCTAGAGGTTCGGATCCTGGCCGATGGGGGCGTATGCCCTCCCCAGGTGGTGCAGGCGAGCAATCCCAAGGTGACGCTCCCCTATGCCGCCGGCGACGTCCATATCGGGCTCGGCTACCAGGCCCGCCTTACGCCGCTTCGACCCGAGATCCGCGGCGCGCCGGGCGGAACCGTCCAGGGCGCCCGCAAGCGGATCATCCGCCTGGTCGCGCGGCTGATCGACACGGCTGCGCTGGCGGTTCGGGATCCGCAGCGCGGCACGCTCGAGCGGCTGATCGACCGCGCCGGCAACAGCACAATGAACGCCCCGGTTCCGCTGTTCACCGGCGACACGGAAAACAAGGCCACCGGCGGCGGCTACGATCGCGCCGCGCAGCCGACGATCGTTTCCGACGATCCCCTGCCCTGCATGGTGGTTTGCCTCATGCCCACGATCGAGTCGGAAGACGCATGATCTCCTTTCGCCCCCTCCTCGCCGGCGACCTGGTGCAGCTCAAGTTGCAGCCCTCGCAACACCTCGAGCTCGGGATCGAGGAAGGCGAGATCGACATGCAGCGGGCGCGCGACCTGGTGCTGCATGGGCCGGGTTGGACCGCCCATGAAGGCGGTCGGATACTGTGCTGCGCCGGCTTCCGCGAAACCTTTCCGCCGGTGCAGGCCGTCGCCTGGGCGATGCTCGCCCGCGACATCGGCCCCAAGGCGCATCTGGCGATTACGCGCTACGCCCGCGAGGAGATCCGCAAGGCGCCCTATCGCCGCCTCGAGGCGCTGGTCGAGGCGGACAATAACCCGGCGGTCATGTGGGCGAAGCTGGTCGGGCTTCACGCCGCGCACCGGCTCGAGTGCTTCGGCTTCGACAGCGCGCCGCATATTCTTTTCGAGAGGATCCGGCTTTGAAGGCGATGGGAGATTTCGTCGGGGGAACGGCGGCGATGGACGCCGGCAAGTTCACCCGCAACCTCATGCGGATCAACGCAACGAACCGGGAGCGCGATGGGGCGCTCGAGGTCGAACGGATCCGCGACACGTCGCGCATTGTCCGCGGCCGCCAGGTGGCGAGCCTTGCCTCGAGCGGCTTCCACACGGGCACCGGCTCGGCGCTCGATGCGCTTCGCGAAAGCCTGATCGAAAGCGAAGTCGAGATCTCGCAAACCCGCCGCCGCGCGACGGTTGAGGCAGAGGTTCAGCGCAATCAGGGAAATGCGGCCTATTCCGCGGGCTATAACCAGATGTCGGCAAGCTACATGAGTGGGCTCGCCAAGATCGGCGACATGGCCGCGCAATCCTTCGGCGGAGGGAAGTAAGGGGCATGGCGAGCACCTTCCAGGGGGTATACCGCGCGGAAAGCGCACCCGGCGGCGTGGCTGATTTCAGGCCCGTTGGCGCCGATGCGTTCGGCGCGCCGATCGGCGAGGCTTTCCACGAAATCGGCGGGTTGATCGAACGGCGCCAGGAAGAAGAAAAACGGCGCGAGGAGGAGGAAAAAGAGAAAGCTCGCGAAAGCGAAATGGCCGACGCGGCCGTGACAATTGCGCGCGTTACCGGTGAAGTCGGGGAAGAGATCATAGCCCTGCGCGAAGGTGCGGCACCGGGCGCCGCCGGCCACGCCGAGGCGGTGCGAAAGAAGATCCGGGATAGGCTCGAGCCGCTTGGCGCCGGCTACCAAGATGATCGGGTGCAAAACTACTGGCGGCTGAACGTCGCGCAGCTCGAGGCGCGTACGATCGGCGACGAAAAGGCGTGGGAGGCAGGCCGCCGGATCGAAAAAACGGTCGATGACGTAGGCCATACCAGCAAGCTCTACGCCAACCAGCTACTCACCAACCCCGGCACCAACAAGGATTGGACGGATCGCCTTACCTCCTACGAGGTCGGGGTTCGCGCCATGGTAAAGAACCCGGATCTGGCCGACAAATTGGTGCGCGATGGTCGGGAGGCAATGAGCCGGGCGCGGATCGAGGGCCTGATCGTTCACGGCCGCGAGGCCGAGGCGCTCGATCTCCTGAGCTTCCCGGGCGCGTCGCCGGCGCCGACCCAAAGCTTTGAGGGCCAGCTCGCCGCCGGCACCGTGGATCTGTGGCACCGGCCCCAGGTCGACGCCGGCAAGGGCGAAATCGCTACCGTGCGCTCGATCTCGATCGAGGAGGACGGCAACCAGGTGCTTATTCCAACGGTGGTGGGCGACAAGATCGTAAGCGATGAGGAGGCGATCGCCCATTATCGGTCGACCGGCGAGCACCTTGGCAAGTTCGACACGGCCGAGCACGCGACGGCCTACGCGACCGCGCTCCACGAAGCACAAGCAACCTACATCAAGGTCGGACCCAACAACCCGCTAATCGGCCTGCTCGATCCCCAGGATTTCCCGCCCCTGATCGCCAAGGCGGAAGCCAGGATGCGCGCCAGGGCGGCCGAAGCCGAAGCGGCGGTGAAAGCCGAACAGGCCCAGATCGCGTCCGATTACAGCTTCTTTGTCGACCGGATCAGCACCGGCAAGGAAATCCCGACGGAGGAGGAGTTCAAGGGCATCGCCACGGCGCTCGGGCGGCACCCGGAGAAATTCAAGGGCGAGCTGCTCAAGCTCACCACCCTGCGCGAGCAAGTGACCTGGAAAACGGCGGTCGAGAAGATGACGCCGGCGCAGCTTTCCGAAGTGGTGCGTGGTCTCGAGGCGAAGGGGCAGAAGCGGACCCCGCAGGAAAACCGCCAGCTCGAGTTCCTGGGTGGCCGCCTTCCGGCGCAGAGGGAGGAGTTTTCAAACGAGCCCGAAATGCACGCCGCCCGGCTTGGAATGAAGCTCGGCACGATCGATTTCAACGATCCGTCGAGCTTCGCCAGGCGCCGGCAAAGCGCGGAAGCCTACGCGGCCGCTACCGGCGGAAAGACGCCGTACCTCCTTCGCGACGAAAAGCCGATGGTCCAGGAGCGGTTCAACGCGGGTGCCGCCGGGCAGCTCGGCGCGCTTGGCCTGGTGCAACAGTTCGGCGCGCCGGCGGCCGCCGCGATCATCGATGAGCTCGCCCCGGAAGGCGACAAGGAAGCGCTCAAGCTCGCGATCGCCTTGCCGTGGGAGACGCAGCGGCACGTCCTGCTCGGCCGCGACAGCGTAAAAAACCTCGGCGAGAAGACCTGGGACAAAGAGGAGGAGGCCGCGATCTGGAACGAGCACGGCCGCGCCCTGCCCGAATCGATGCGCGGCGTGGTGCGCGACGCCGCCAAGCGGATCTATGCCCAAATGCTCGAGGAGCATGGCGGCATCGATGAATGGAGCGAGGGCACCTACCGCCTTGCCCTGATGCGAGCGGTCGGCTCGAGCGGCCAGGGCGGAAACCGCACCGGCGGCTTCCACCGCTGGCACGATGGGCCGCCGATCGTGCTGCCGCGGGGCATGAAGCCCGAGCAGTTCGACGCGAGGATCTCGCGCGCTTCGCTGAAAGAGCTCATGGCCGCGACCGGCAACGTCACCCCCAAGTGGCGCAATGGCCAAGGCGTCATGTCGAGCCAGGCGAAGGCGATGCAGCTCGAGAGCGCGGGCCAGGTGGGGCTCTACTTCTTCACCAACCAGTTCGGCCGCCTGAAAGACGACAAAGGCCGCGACGTGGTGCTGGATATTCGGAAGCTGCCGGCAAAATGAGCGATCGCGCCCCTCCTCCCAATGTCACCGATGCTTTCGAGCTCGTTCCGTCGAACCCGTTCGTGCAGGCGCCGGCGGCCGCGCTGCCGGCGACGGACGGCGAGATCTGGGACGCCCAATGGGGGCACTCGGCCGACGATCGTTCTTCGGCGGAGAATATCCGTGTAGCCGAGGGCTACGCGCCGATCGTGGAAGCCCTGGGGCTCAACCCCAGCCAAAACCCTATCCTGTTCTCCGACACCGGAATGAGCGGCTATTTCCGCGAGCCGATCCTGCGCCGCTCGGATCTCGCGCGCGATCGGGGCGTCGGAAGCCGCATGGTGTTCCGAACCGATCAGGAAGTGCTGATCGGGCTCGAGATCCGCAAGCGGCGCCAGCAAGACCCCAATTTCCTGCCCGGCGTGCCCGATACCATGTCCGGGATCCGGCAAATGTTTCGCGACAAGGCGAAGGCGAACAGGGCGGTCAACGCCGAAGTGCTTTCCCGTACCGATGGATCCTGGCGGCAATGGGGTGTCGGCTTCGCCGCCGGCTCGGCATCGCTGATGCTCGATCCGATCAACATCGCCACCATGCCGCTCGGCGGCCCCGGCAAAACGGTTGCAACGACATTCGCCCGCGAAGCGCTGGTTGGCGGCGTCGTTACCGGGCTGTCGCAGCCGTTCGTCGCCGAACGGCGCGCCGAGCTCGGCGAAACGCTCACCTTGGAGGAGGCTGCCACCAACACGTTAATGGGTGCCGCCGGTTCGGCCGTGCTCGGCACCGGCCTACACGTCGGCGGCAAGGGGCTTGGCCGCGGCTACGATGCGTCGGTCGCGCAGGTGTTCAACCTCATGCCCGAAAGCGTGCAGCGCAAATGGGCCGATCGGATGAAGGTTGCCACCCCTGACGGCGGCAACATGCCGTTCAACGAATGGGCGGCCACCCTCTCGAGCCGAGATCTCGCCATCCTTGCGCGTGAGACGATCGCGCCCGATCGCCTGACGCCGCACGAACAATCGGCGCTCCACGTCCTCGATGACGTGGCCGATCTCGAGGAGAGTTCGCCTTTCACCGCTTCGCCCGCCGGCGACGCCGCGCACGCCGAAAACCTAGCCGGTGCGCTGGATGCGATCCTGGCGGGCCGCGCCGCTCCCGAGCCGTCCGAAGGGCCGGTGGTGCGGGCGGCTACAGAAACCGATGGGGGGGAGGCTGTTGCGTCCCTTTCGCTCCCTCCTGTCGGGCGGGCGGCCGATTCCACAAGCTCGGCCGCCCGCACTCCCTCGAGCTCGGCCGCGCCGGTGTCGTCGGCGGCCGCGTTCGACCAGGTGAAGCGCAAGATCCACCGGGCCGAGACAAGCGCCACCGATGATTTCAACGAAGCGTCGGGCGCGTTGGGGCCGTACCAGTTCCTCAAATCGACCTGGCTGAGCTACTACAAGCGGCGCTTCGGATCCCAGGGGCTCAGCGACGCCCAGATCGCCGGCAAGCGCCGGGATCCGCAGCTCAACGATGTCCTGGTCAACGATCTGCTCGAGGACAATGCGCGAACGCTCCGCTCGATCGGCGCCGGCGTCAACCCCGGCAACCTCTACCTTGCCCATTTCGCGGGGCCGGCCATGGCGAAGGCGCTGCTGCGCGCGGCGCCGGGTGAAAGCGCGGAAGCGATCTGGCGCCGGGTCGATCCCAGGAACGCGGCCGCGGCGATCGCCAACAACGGCAATGTCATCAAGGGCAAGACGGCAAGCCAGGTTATTCAATGGGCGCACGGTAGAATGGGCGGCGAGGTCTCGGCCGTTCCGCTGGCGCCGGGCCTGTCGATCGGCGGCGCCGTCCAGGATGCCGCTACCCTGTCGGCCCAGCTCAACGGCGAAGCCGCGGCGCTTCGCTCCCAGGCCGATGCGCTGCGCGCGCTCGCCTCGCCCACCGGCGCGCCGCCGATGCACAGCGGATCCTTTCGCCCCTCCTCGCTCCTGGTCGACGCCGACACCTTCCAGTTCAAGGGCGGCGGCGACGCCTATGGCGTGACGGAGCGGCTCGCCGGCGTCACTGAGTGGAACCCGATGTTGTCGGGGAGCCTGGTCGTATGGGAGCGCGCCGATGGATCCCGCTTCGTTGCGGACGGCCACCAACGAAGCGGCCTGGCGCGTCGGATCGAGGATCAAACGGGCGCCGAGATATGGCTCGATGCAACCGTGCTTCGCGAAGCCGATGGGGTGTCGGCCCAGGACGCGCGGCTTTGGGCTGCAATCAAGAACATCGCCGAAGGCACCGGAGCCACCGTCGACGGCGCAAAGGTGGTGCGCGACGGCGGGATCGAGCGCGTCCTCTCCCACCTTCCGCCGAAATCGCCGCTGGTGCGTGACGGGGCCGCCCTAGCTCGCCTGTCGGATGATGCTTTCGGCGCTGTCTACAACGGGCACCTGTCGGCCGACCAGGCCGCGGTTATCGGCCACATGCTCCCCGATCAGCCCGACGCCCACGCCGGCATGGTGCAGCTCCTAATCCGGCTTGATCCCCCGAACAGGGGCCAGGCTGAGAGTATTGTCCGCCAGGCGATCGCCGCCGGCTTCCACAAATCCGAGCAAACTGACCTGTTCGGAACCTTCGACAGCACCACGTCATTGTTCATGGAGCGGGCAAAGGTGCTCGAGCGCGGTCTCGCTCGCCTTAAGAAGCTCAAGCTGGTATACGGCACCGCCGCCAAGGAAGCCGATACCCTCGAGAGGGCCGGGTCCAAGATCGCGCGCGGCCGAACGGAAAGGGAGGCGAAGCAAAATGCCGACGCAATCGAAATCGTCTCCCGGCTCGCATTCAGCGCCGGGCCAATCTCCGACGCCCTCAACGACGCTGCCGGGCGCCTCGCCGGCGGCGAGCCCCTCGCCGGGGTTGTCGACGGGTTCGTTCGATCCGTTCGGGGGATCGACCTCAACGCCGCCGCAAAGGACACCCCAAGAGCACGCGGGGATAGTCTCGTTCCTGATGGAGCGGGACGCGGGGGCGATGCTGGCGAAGAAGGTCCAGGATCATCGGCGCAATCTGGGGGTGAAGGCGACCTACAACCAGGAGTAAGCGCGGCCGAGCTCGAGGAGGCCGGACAGCTTACCGCCTTCGATCTCGACGCCGCGGCGCGCTTCGATGATCCCGCCGGCGACGGCGCACGCGCCCAGGTCGAGAGCCTCGAGCACGATCTCAAGATGGACATCGAAGCCGGCAAGCCGCCGGCGGCCGATCGGGCGATGGATCCCGACACCATCCTGTCAGGCCAGGCCGGCGCTACCCTCGATGACCTGATCGGCCGCGCGGCCGCAAACCAGGCCGAGCTCGCCGCCGTCGCGCGCGAGCTCGAGGCGTCGATCGGCGCGCCGTTCAAGGATCCTGGGGCGAAGTCGAAAGAGCGGGTGCTCGAGAAGGTCGCCAACGAAGGCTATTCGGATCCGGGGCAGATCAAGGATCTCGCCGGCGGCGCGTTCACCGTCTCGGCCGCGGCCGACGCCGACAAGATCGTTGCCGAGCTCGGCCGCCGTTATCCGGTGTTCGACAAAGGGTGGAAGCAGCTCGCGTCGGGCTATGTCGATCGCAAGGTGGTTATCCGCTTCCCGAACGGGGGCGTTGCCGAAGTCCAGATCGTGCCGGCGGCGATCGCCGAATATAAGTTCGGCGACGGGCACGCGCTCTATAAGAAGGCGCGGGATCCGTCCTTGCCGATCGCGGATTTCGAGCGGGTCGTTGCGCAGATGCGCGACGATTATTCCGTCTTGCTGGAAGGAAGCGAGTTCGCCGCCTTGGGGAAGGCCGCGGCGAAGTCGGCGGCCGACAGCTCGGTTCCGTCGACCAGCGCCTTGCGGGCAAGCGCCGGCGATGCGGCCGCCCAGGCGGTGCCGTTGAAAACCACCGCGGTCTCTCCGTCCACCGAAACCGGCCTGTCCTCGAGCTCGAACAACCTCATGGGATCAACCTCCGCTGCTGCGCTAGATATGGGGGCAAGGCCCGATCCTGGCAAGGCGGCGCGCGATGCCCAGCTCGGCGCGCTCGGCGCCGCGGCCCCGATGCGCGGCGCGGCCGACCAGGACGGCACGATGGGCCTTGGCCTGTTCGATGCGGCCGACCAGCCCACCTTCCGCCTCGATCTCGATGGTGAGGAGCGCACCGCCGGCCACATTCTCGCCGAGCTCGAGGAGGACGCCGCCACCATCGACGCGCTCAAGCTCTGCGCCCTGCCAGGAAAGGCCGCCTGAATGTCGATCGACCGCTGCTTGCCCGATCTCGTCTCGAGCGGCCAGATCTCGCCCGAACGCGGCCGCGAGATCGAGGGGCTTTACGGCGAGCTCGAGCAGGTGTTCCGGCGCCAGTTCGGCGACCAGGCCGCCAAGGCCATGGCGAGCGACGCGACGATCCGCCAGCTCGAGATCCGCGCCGCCCAAAAGAAGCGGCAAATGCTCTTGCAGGCGGCCGCCCAGAAAGGCGCGCTGTCGAACATGGCGCGCTACAAGGGCGGCTCGGCGTTGGACGGCGGGCCGATCGACCCGCGGGCGGGCGTCGCTCTGTTCGACCGGGATGGTTTTGCGGATTATTCTAACATCGAAGCCCGGCGTAAGGCGATCAAGAGCCAGGCGCACATGCACATGGATGAGCTGCTTGCCACTCACCGCAAGCGCGTTCTCGGCCAGGCGCGCGATCCGGCGGGCGAGCGGGCGCTCGTCGCCGAAGCGTTCGGCGAGGACAGCGGCAACCTGGCGGCACGCGAGCTCGCCAGCGCTTGGACCGCCGGCGCGGAATATCTGCGCGGCCGCTACAATGCTGCCGGCGGTCACATCGGCAAGCTCGAGAAATGGGGATTGCCCCAGGCGCATGAAAGCCGCGCCGTTCGCCAGGCGGGCTATCGCACGTGGCGGGACTTCGTGTTGCCGCTGCTCGATCGCGGCCGCATGATCGACCAGCGCACCGGCGCGCCTTTCTCGGATGGGGCGCTCGAGCTCGCGCTCCGCGACGTTCACGAGACGATCCGCACCGATGGATGGTCGAAGATCCAGGCTGGCGGCGCCGGCGGCGGCAAGATGCTTGCCAACCAAAAGGCCGAACACCGCTTCCTGCACTTTCGCGATGCTGACGCCTGGCTGCAATATCACGATCGGTTCTCATCGGGGACGGTGTTCGACGCGATGATGGGGCATATCGAGGCAATGAGCCGCGACATTTCCGCCATGGAGATCCTCGGCCCCAACCCCGATGCGACCGTGCGCTGGCTCAAAGACACGATCGAGAAATCGGGCCGGCTCGCCGACGATGACGGCGGCGCCGGCGACGCCGCTTTCAAGGCGAGCCGCCAGATCCAGCGGCTTTATGACGAATATACCGGTGCGCTTCGCCGGCCCGAGAGCCGCGCGATCGCGCTCGGGTTCAGCGCCTTTCGCTCGGTTCAAACCGCCGCCAAGCTCGGCGGGGCGATGCTGTCGGCCGTAACCGACCTCGCTTTCGGGGGCACCACCCGCAAGTTCAACGGCCTTCCGGTGGCGCCGATGATCGGCCAATACCTCAAGCACTTCATGCCCGGCACCCTCGCCGATCGGCAAATGGCGGTGCGGCGGGTGGGGATCGCCGAAGCCTGGTCAAGCATGGTGGCGGGGCAGAACCGCCACTTGAGCGAGGAGCTCACCGGCGAATGGGCGCGGCGGCTTGCCGAAGGCGTGCTGCGCGTCACCGGCCTTGCACGTTGGACCCAGGCTGGCCGCTGGGCTTTGGGCATGGAATATCTCGCCACGCTGACCGAGCATGTCGGCCGCCGCTATGGCGAGCTCCCTGATCGGCTTCGCCAGTCGCTCGGCCGCTACGGCATCGGCGAGGATGGTTGGGATCGGATCCGGGCAACCACGCTCGAGGAGGAGCGCGGCGCCGAATGGCTGACAGTTCGCAACATGGATCAGGCGGACGCCGATCGGGTCATGGAAATGATCCACAGCGAAGTAGACCTGGCGGTGCCGGTGCCGGACCTTCGCACGCAAGCGCTCATCAACGGCGTCGCGCCGCGCGGCACCTGGACGGGCGAGGCGGTTCGCTCGGCCTTCCAGTTCAAGGGCTTCGGCATTTCCATCATCATCCAGCACGGCCGCCGGATGATGGAGCAATCTTCCGGCAACGCCGCGCGCTACGCCGCTGGCCTGTTCATCGGCACCACCCTGCTTGGCGCCGTGGCGTTGCAGCTCAAGGAAGTGAGCAAGGGCAAGGATCCGCGGCCGATGAACGACGACAAGGCGGCCGAGTTCTGGGGTGCGGCCGCCTTGCAGGGTGGCGGCTTCGGCATCTTCGGCGATTTCCTCGGCTCCTCGGAAAATCGCTTCGGCGGCGGGCTTGCGTCGACCCTTGCCGGGCCCGGCGTGCAGACGGTGCAGAATGTCGGCGACGCGACGGTCGGCAATATCAGCAAGGCGGCACGCGGCGACAAGACGGATCTCGGCGCCGACGCGGTGAAGCTGTTAAAACAAGAGACACCGGGGGGATCGATATGGTACACCCGGCTTGCTTTCGAGCGGTTGATTACGGACCAAATCCAAAGAGAGATTGATCCCAATTACCGCAAGAGCTGGCGGCGCATGGAGGAAAGGGCCGACGATCGCGGCCAAGAGTTTTTCTGGGAACCGGGAGAGGTGACGCCCACAAGGGCGCCCGCTCTGTAGTTCCCCTTCACCGGGGGGTGGAAAATGACAGTCAATACTCAGCCGCGGCTGATCGATTATTCGGGTAATGGCGTCACCAAGACGCACGCGGTTCCCTTTCGTTTCCTGACCGCCGGCGAGCTCGCCGTGTCGCGGATCTCGGGCGGGGTGGAAACCGCCCTTTCCCTGGGCGCCGATTATTCGGTTGCCGGCGCCAACGTCGACGCGGGCGGCTCGATCACTACCGCCGCCGCCACCGCCGGCGGAACCGTGCTTCGGATCCGCGGCAACACCAAGCGCTATCAGCCGACCGATTACACGGCCAACGACACCTTCCCAGCGGAAAGCCACGAACAGGCGCTCGATCGGCAAGCCATGGTCAGTCAGGAGCTTGCGGGCCATATCGTTGAGTTCGGCAACCGAGCCTTGCTTGTCCCGCCTGGCGAGACGATCGCGACGCTCCCGACCAAGACAAGCCGGGCGGGCAAGATCTTCGCCTGGCTCGCCGGCACCGGCTCGGCCACCGCGCTGAGCGCGGCCGAGCTGGCGAATATGCTGCTCGCGTCCCTGGTTGCGATCCTGCCCTCCAACTTCAAGGGCGATCCCGGCGGCAACGTCATGGCGGTGGGGAGCTTCGCTTCCATGTCCGCCCTCAACATTCCGCTCGGCACCGATGCAGTACGGACTTCCTGCCACACCTGGAAGGGCGTCGGCGATGCGTTCTATCTCGAGAACACCGCCCTAACCGATGCCGATGTGGCGGCGCAGCCGCGGTGCATTGCAAAAACAGCGAACGGTCGGTTTTTCCAACTCGCACCGATGCAACGCCTCACGATCGAGATGTTCGGTGGGCGCGGCAACTGGGGGCCTGGCGCTGGCGAGGGCACGATACCGGGCGTCATCACCGGGGCAGAGACTGACAACCTCCCCGCCTTGGATGCCTATGACAGCTATGCGCGCTTTCACTTCGAGAGCAGCTACCGGCATATGGTCCCGACGCTGCACCTCGGCGCGGCGGGTTACTTTGTCAGCGCCGAATGGGAGCCGCGCTCGAAGATCCACCTCAAGGGCGTCGGTGGGCCAGGCTCGGGCATCAATGTCGGCACCGTCCTGAAATGGCCGGCGGGCACGCGCGGCATTACCATCAACGGCCACGACACCGGGCTTGGCGGGCAAATCACCTGGGGATCCGATGAAGGTGGGGCCGCCTCCGGTTCTTGCATCGAGGGTATCTACTTCCTCGGCAGCGGCGGCGCGCGCAACGACGCGCTTCATGGCCTTTGGAACCGCGCAACAGCCTTCGTCTATGACTGCACCTTTGACAGTTGGCCGGGCGCTGGAATGTATTGCAGCGGCGATTACGGTGCCGCCGGCGCTAACCGCGGCGGCACCAACGAATCGCACTTCCGGCGTTTGGAGTTCCGCGCCTGCAAGGGCTTCGCCTCCTGCTGGACTGCGACGGAGCCGGCGGCCGCCGACTCGAACGCATCCACTTACGACAGCATCCGGGTCAAGGACGCCTATGGCATCGGCATCTTCGACGGCTCGCGCTACGGAAATACCTACATCAACCCGGCGCTCGACGGGTCCGGCGAAGTGCGGGACGCAGCCGAAGGGCGCGGCCGCTGCTGGCACAACGGCATCGTTTATAAGCTGGCCGCCCACATTTCACTGAACGTCGAGCCGGGGACGGACGCCGCCGCCGATCACTGGATCCCCGTTGGCGCCGTCGCGGCTGCTGAGCCCTATTGGCCCGCATGGTCCTCGCTGGTCACTTACAACAGCGGCGCCGGCATGATCGTCTACGGCAACTCGAACGCCAGTGTGATTTGCGGCGGCTACAGCGAGAGCCTTCTGGTTTCGACGTTCGGCTCCAAGTGCATCACGATCGGCGGCACCTTCGGGCCGTTCTTCAACATGCCGCAGTTGTACGTCGATCAGAACCTCGGCGGCGGACTTGGCAACACGCAGGGCCTGTTCTCCCGCCGCAACCATGCCGCGCCGTCGAAGAAGGCTATTCACGGCGACACGAGCTACGCCGGCATGGGCGTCGACAAGGGCAGCTATACCCTCGCGTTCTTCCACGGAGATACCAAGTACCCGGTTGACGATATGAACTATTATCGGACCGCCGGTGGCTGGGTCTACGACAACGGAACTCCCAATGTGGGCGGCGGCGGATACGCTTATCGGCTTGCCGCGCGCACCACGACTTGGAGCTTTGGACGCCATGCGGGCGTGCCGTTCGCGTTTGCTCCTGCCCGGCTTGTGATGACCGATCCGAGCAACATAGGCGGAAGCCTGGCCGACATGCGGCTTGGTCCGGGCATCGCTGCCGGGCCGCCCACTTCGGGCAGTCGCGCCAGGGGCGAGATCATCTTCAACCTCAACGCCACAGCCGGCGGCAAGGTTGGCTGGGTTTGTACGCAGACGGGAGCGATCGCGGCGGGCGCCTGGGCTGCCGGGCAGACCTATGAGCTTGGCGATACGAGAACCAGCGACGGCGGGAAAACCTACGTCGCCACCAAGAAGGGGGTGAGCTACGCGGCGCCGACCGGCACCGGCGCGGCGATCATTGACGAGAACCCGGCCACGCCGGGCGCCGGGGTGGTCTGGACGTATGTGGCGGTGCCGTTCGTCTACAAAGCCTTCGGAGTGATCGACGCATGATTTAGCTCGCCCGGCGTGGGTGAGACTAGGGCTGGACGAGCGCAAAGCGCCGGCGGCCCGCAAAGGGGGTGGTAACATGGACGGGCTTACGATCGGGGATGTCGCCAATTTCGGCATAGGCGGCATCTTCATTCTCTACCTGATCAACAAGGATGCTGTTGAACGTGCCGAGCGCAAGATACGCGCGAAAGCCGACTTGCGCCTGGCAATGGCGATCGATCGGCTATTCGTTCACCTGACCGGCAAGCCCCTCTCGATCCCAGAGGCCGAAGATGAATAGGGCCTCGGCGCGCCGGGCAGTCGAAATGCGCTTCGCCGCGGCCGATCGGCTGCTCGAAGCGGTGGGCGGCCCTATCACATTCGCGAGCGACGTTGCCAGCATCGAGCTGCGGCGCATGTACCAAAGCACAGTCGACGAACCAGTACCGCCGGCGCTGCTCGAGACGCTCAGCAAACTAGGATCGCAAGGGGAGGGTAATCATGGATCAGCCACGTAAGGGGGTTTTCGACGCAATCACGGCCGAGCGGGAAGGCCGGCGCTTTACCACGCCGGAAGTCCAGGAGGTCGACGCGCTGCTCGACCGCCTGGGCGTGCCACGCGCCGGCGCCGCGCCGATCGGCGCCGGGGCCCAGCGTGCGAGCTCGGCCGCGATCGAGCTCATCAAGCGCTACGAAGGGCTGCGCCTCTCGGCCTACAAGTGCCCCGCCGGCATTTGGACGATCGGCTATGGCGCCACCGGCGCCGGCATCGGCCCCGGCCTGGTGTGGACCCAGGAGCAAGCCGATCGCCGGCTCCTCGAGGACGTGCGCGCTTTCGAGGAAGCCGTTCGATTCCTGCTCGCCGGCAAGCGCGCGACCCAGGGGCAGTTCGATGCGATGGTCTCGTTCGCCTACAATTGCGGCTCCGACATCGACAATGACCATACGCCGGAAGGGCTTGGCGATAGCGGCCTGCTCCGGCTGCACCTGGCCGGGGACTATGCCGGCGCCGCGGCCGAGTTCGGCAAGTGGGTGAACGGCGGCGGCCGCAAGCTGGAAGGGCTGGTGCGCCGGCGCAAAGATGAGGCGGCGCTGTACCGGGCGGCCGCCTAACTCGAAATCAAAAGGATCCCGGCGATCAAGCCGGATGGAAGAGGGGTGGGTTATGAAAAATGCAATCCGAATGATGGCGGCCGCGGCGCTTGCGCTGGCGTGCATCCCGCTTGCCGGCTGCGCGACGTTGGGCGGCGGTCCCGTCGCCAGCGCGGCCGAGAGCGAGATCCACACGCTTGCGGCCGAGGCAACCGAGAGCGGCGTTCGCCTTCGCTGTCCGAAAAACATGGTCGAGCTCGCGGTGGTGGTCGGCGGCCGACAGACGTTCGATGCGATCGTGGCGCCGGCGTTGTCGCCAGGGCAGCGCGATCGCGTCGCCGCGGCGCGCGACCTGACCAACCGAAGCTGCGGCATCGTGGTGGCCGGGCCGTCGCCGGCGCCGGCATCCGCGCCCGTCGACACGGCGCCCGACCCGGTGCCCATTTAAATCGACGTGAGGGCGCCATAAGCGGCGCTCAGACGCAAAAGAGGGCGCCGGCGGGGGAAGTGCCGCTGGCGCCCTTCGTGCGTCTACGGGCTTTAAAACGGGATGTCGTCGTCCTCGATCTCGCCGGCGGCGGCGCGGGCCTTGGCGGAGCCCTCGATGAATTCGCGGTATTCACGGCTTATTCGAAGCGCTGCTTCTTCCTCGCGCCGGGCGTGCCCTTCAAGATCGTACCCGTCGGCAATCGCGTAGGCGAAGGTCATCGCGTGGGCTTCGAGCTGCTCTCGGATCCGCTTGCCAGCGCTACGCTTCTGAACCTGGAGCCAGGCAACGTGGATCCCTGTGGCGTGGTACTTTTCGGGCAGGGTGCGGACATCGACCAAGCCAGGGCTGTATTCCCTGTTCGCATCGGGGGTGAGCCCATAGATGAACTCCATCGGGAAGTCTTGCTTGTAGACGTGGTAGATCCGGCGGCCCATCGCCAGAATGAAGCCGTCTCTGCCGGCGGCCGTTTCGTTCACCACAGCTTCCACCATGGCTTGCTGAACTCTGCGATCAGGAAGGCGTGGCGGCCGCGCAGGTTCTCGAGTTCGGCATCTTTCGCCTCGAGGGCGCCGCGGGCGCCGGCGAGCTCGACCGTGACGCCGGCGAGCTCGGCGCGCGTGCGGCCGTGCGCTTCCGTCTCCGCGACCAGGCGGCCGCTGAGATCGCCGATCAGGGCGGCGATGCCGTCATTGTTCGGGGGCGTCCCCTCCGACGCGGGCGGCGCGTCGGGGGGTGGCGGCGTCGGGCGTACGGGCGGCGTCGGGCGTACGGGCGGCGTCGGGGGGAGAGCGTCGATCGGCAGCTCGACGTGAACGGGATCGGACGGATGGTTGCCCTGGATGATCTGCCAGCGCGTGCCCGGCTTGGCGGTTTCCCGCTTCGCCTTCATCCGCGCCGCATCGGCCGACTTCAAGCCGAAGGCGGCGGCGAGCTGGCGATAGGTGAGCCGGGTGGTTTCCTCGGTCACCAGCTCGACCTCCGCGGGAAGCGCGGCGCCGCGTAGCGTTCGATAAGGTGCGCCAGTACCTTGTCAGGGTCTACACCACGGGCAAGGTAGACGAACAGGTCGCGCCCGCCGCTCTCCCTTAGCATGTGGCGCTCGTAGCGCTCGGGCGATGTCGGCGCGGTCAAATCGACGTCGGAACCTCGGCGGATGCCGAGCATAGGTTTGAGCGGTGCATGGTAGTAATAGACTGGCGAGGGTACGTCCCCATGAAGGGGCTCGATCAGCTCTCCGTCGCCGGGACCGCCGATCATCAAGTAACCTTCCATCATTGGCATCCTATCGAGCTAAGGACGGCCGCCGCGGCGATCGCGCCCAAGATGAAGTAGACAACGGCCCGTTCCCGTTCGCTGGTCCACCGCTGCATTGTTCGCCTCCGTAGGGGGCGACGGTCTACTCGGCGTTCGGGGTGGGAGTCGAGATCATCTTCTCCTCAAAGGCTGCGGAAAGGGCAGCGCCGCGATTGCTCTCAAGGTCACGACCTACAGCCTCAAGGCGAGCGCGGGAGTCGGCGTTTTCAAAGCCCGGCGCCCATGCGCGGATCGCGGCGATTGCAGCGTTGTAGCCGCGTTCCGCCGCCTCGTTCGTGGTGGCTGCTTTCGAGAGCAGCGCGAGGATCTGGTGCCGGCGGTTCCAGAGGAACTCGACCAGCTCGCCGTCTTTCTGGTTGCCGTAGTTGCCGGTATCGCCGTGCCCACATTGGGTGAGATCGTTATAGTGGCCGTCGAAGTAGCGGCCGCCGTCTGACAGATCCTCGTCTGTCGCCTGGGCGATCAGCGCCTCGAGCTCGGCCGCGTCGGCGGCGGTTAGCGGGGTGTCAGCCATGCTTAATGTCCTCTCTTTTGAACGGGCGAACGGGGAAGCGTTGCGGCCCGAAAAACGGATCCTGGATCGTTACGCTGGCGCGCTCGCCGAGCGGCGTCTTGCGGAATGGCAAGCGCATTGGCTTGCCGCCGCCGGTGCAGACGAGTGTTCGCCCTTCGACGCGCTGCACCTCAACCCAATGGAAGGGGTAAGGCGCGTTGAGGCTTGCGCCCTCCAACAAGCCGTGCGTCGCCTCGGCGAACGTCGCAACGGAGTGGCCGCTAAGCACCCCCATGCTCGTCCTCCCTCTTCGCATAGTGGGTCGGCTCGAAGTTGAGCTGACAGGGCGTGTCCGCTTCCATCTTGCCGGGGCCGTAGGGCTCGGACCAAAAATCCCCCGTCCATTGTGCGGCCGCGTAGGTTGATCCGCGCCTTACGAGCTGGCGGTTGCCGTCCTTGGCGGCCGCGTCGATCGGCACGAAATCGGCATCGTCTATCATCCTTCATCCCTTCCTGATTGCATCCGGCGGATCCTGCCCATCGTCGCCAGGAGGAGCGCCGCCGATCGCGCGCACCTGGCGTAAGCTACCTCGAGGTTCTGGCGGTCGCCTTCGTGCATGAGGTCGCGGCCGCCGGAGGCCATGGCGATCGCCTTGCTGGCGAGCACCTCCGGTGCGATCAGGTCGTCGGCTTGCTCGGTATAGCCGCGGCCGATCTGCTCGGCGCGCGCGGTCATGATCTGGGCAAGGTCGACGGCGGTTGCCAGCGTCATCGCCGGCGGCAAGGCGACGGGGCCGCTCATTGGTGAACGATCCACACCAGGAGCGCCGACACAGGCAGCGAGGCGAGCGCAAACCAGGTCGCCCGGTTCTCGAGCCGAACGACCCAGGCGGGCGGCGGCGCTTCTTCCATGGGGAGGATCTCGCCATGGGCGCGGTAGGGCTTGCCCGCGCTCATGGGATCTGTTCCTGCGGCGGCTGCTGCTCGAACACGCGGGTCTGGTCGAGCGCTTCTTCCTGGCGGGTTAGCGTCGCCTCAACCGTCTCGAGCGCTTCCATCGTCTCGCCGGTGGCGAGAACCGTCACCACAGAGTATGCGAGGGCGTTTTCGTCCGGCTGCGTATGGCTTGCTCCCCGAACGCTGTAGGTCCGTTCGGGGAGCCATAGGTCGCCGTCCTCGAGGAGCTCGAAAACGCCGTCGCTCACGTAGTTGCGACGTAGTTTGGTAAAGCGGATCAGTCCGCCTCGTGCGTCAGTCATGTTACCACCCCACTGTTCGGGTTGTTCGCCGGGGACCGTCGCCCTTTGGGTCTGTTGCGGTTCCGACAACTTTTAATGCTGTGGATAAATGGGCTTGTCAATCGGTTTGCGAACTGACAACAATCGGCGCCATGAAGCACACGCCGGTTCAAAAGCTGATCGAGTGGCGCAAGTCGCGCAACCTGACGCTCGAGGAAGCGGCCGTGCAGATCGTTGTCGACGGCGCTCCGACGCACAAGGCGACGTGGCATGCCTGGGAAAGCGGGCGGCGCGTGCCGTCCAAGGACCACATGCCGCTGGTGCGCGAGCTGACCGGCCTTTCGGCCGACGATTTTTATCCGCGGGTGAAGCCGAGCGAGACGCCAAAGGCGCCGCTCGGACAGCTCGCACTGGTCTGAGGGCCAGGTTGTGAGGGGTGGTTATGGGAACAAACTTAGGCGGTAGCGGCTCGGACCTTTCCGAAGCCCTCGACGCCGTTACCGAACGGGCGTTCCAGCGCTTCATGGAAGATCGCGGCTACGGCGCGCCACCGGCGGTGGTGCTTGTCGAATTCGTCGACGGCGAGCTGGTCCACACGCCGATCGCACTTTCCGATTTTTACGAAACCGAACACGAGGCGGGCCAACCGTCCAGTTCTGTCAACGACTAGGAGCTTTAGAGGGGTGGTTTCATGGTTGAATTTTTTGGTGGGCTCGCGGTCGGCGTAGTCCTGACGTTGGGCGTGATTGCAATCCTGATTGCGGCGGCCGCCGAGTATGCCAGCGCGGTCGATGAACGGGATCTCGATTTCGGTTTCGATCCCCGCACGGCGGCGCGGCCATGAGCGGGGCTAATGCTTCGGCCGCTTTTCCTCCTGAGCTGTTGCAGCCTTGGGCGAACTATCACGGCGACCTGCCCGACTTCGATCATCCGCTGCGGCCCGTCTACGAAAGTGGCATCCAGTATGCCGTCGAGCTGCTGGCGACGGTGCTCAAGGTGACGAACTACGAAGTCTGCGATGGGACTGAGGAGTTCGACGGTGACTTAGGTGGAACGCTCCTAAACATTGTCCTCGCAGCGATGCCGAAGGACGAGCACGGCGACCCGATCGACCCGCGCGAGATGCCCGAAACCTTCGGCAAGGTCGGGGAAGTCTCGGCGCTCATCGCTGCCCTGCCCGAAGGCGTGGTGGTGGATGCGATCGCCGGCGCCGTCACCTTTCCCGCGGGTGGCGGCGCGGGTTTGCTGATCGACGTCGACCGTGCGCGCTTCCTCGAGCTGATCGAGGGCGGAGAGTGAGGAACGGTCTGCGCCAGTGGCGGCACCGCTTCGGCATCCAGGATCACGTCGCCGCGGCCGTGCTCGGCATTTCGCCCGAGCTGTTCGGACGGATCGAGTGCGGCCAGGTCGAGCCCGAGCCCCAGCTCGCCATGCGGATCCACGTTCTAACGATCGGCGCCGTGCCGGTCTCGGCCTGGGGAGATCGGGTGCGGCTGCAACTGATCGACGGGCATATGCCGATCAGGGCCGTGGCCGCGCGCCAGGCCGATGGGAGCTGGGGCGTCAACCTGTTCCTGGGCGACGAACTGATTGCCCGCTATGGCGCGGCCGACGCGCTCGAGCTGTCGGCCGAGCTGCGCCAGGTGGCCGAGCTCGCCGGCGCGCCGCCGGTGCCGATGGATCCGCCGGCTAAACTCAAAACGTGCTGCGGTGCGGCGGCATTGTCCGATCGTATCGGCAAGCGATTGCCGGACGGTGCGATCTGCAATCGCTGCGGTGCGACGCTCGCAACCTATGCCGACCAATGCACGGCTGCGCTCGATGATCCCTGCCCCGGCTTCGTGGCGCTCGAGGAGGCTCTGGCGCAAGCGGAGGGCGGTCAATGAAGCCGGATCCTAACCAGGTTCGCGAACTCGCCTGGTGGGTGCGCGACAACGTGCCGGCGGGCAGGCTGCGCGGCACGGTGACGCCCAAGCAGCGCCAGAAGATCGAAGCGCTGTGCGCCGCGGCCGAGCAGCTCGCCGGGGAGGTACGGGCATGAGCTCCCCTCCGACGAACCCCGACGCCGATCTGCCTCCTCTCAACGACGATGTGCCGTTCGGGGATTACACACCGGAACCGGAACCGCGGAGCAACACGCCGCTGCAACGTGCGATGCGATCGTGCCGGGGGTGTGGCTGGACGGTGCGCCCGCTCGGCGGCGATCGCTTCCGAGTCAGCCAGGCGGGCGATCGGCGCGAAATGTCGCGGCTCGAGCTGCTCGAATTTGCCGGCATCAGCGAATGAGTGACAACCGCCCCAAGAGCCGGGTCGCGATCGAGCCGCGCGAGCTCGAGCAAATGCTTCGCGGCCAGGTGCAGGCGGTTGCAACCCATTTGTTGCCAAACGGCCGCGAGGAGTGCGGCTATTGGCGCGTCGGCTCGATCGAGGGGGAGCCGGGCCAAAGCCTGGCGCTGAACCTGGGCGGCCCGATGCGCGGCGTGTGGACGGACTTTTCGGCACCGGACAAGAGCCCCGAACGTTCGGGGGATCTGCTTTGGCTGGCGGCGCGCGTTCGGTTCGGGGGCAACCTTGCCGACGCGATCTCCTGGGGGATCTCCTACCTTGGCCTCGATGGGCTCGATCCGAACCGGCTCGCCACCCGCCGCGCCGAGGCGAACAAGGCCGCGAACGACGCCCAACAGGAAGCTGCCAAGGTTGCCGAGCAGCGCCGCCGATCGGCGCAGAACCTTTACCTGTCGGCGCGGCCGATCCCCGGAACGGCGGCCGAAGCCTACCTGGTGTCGCGGGGGATCGACCTTCGGGCGGTGGGGCTCGATTCGCCGGGCTCGATCAAGTTCCACCCGGAAGTCTACTGCAAGGAAGTCGAGAAGAAGATGCCGTGCATGGTCGCCGGCGTGGTCAACCTCGAGGGGCACCATGTCGCGACGCACCGGACGTGGATCCGCCCCGATGGATCCGGGAAGGCCGGCCTGGTTGAGCCGAAAAAGGCGCTCGGCAAGTTCGCCGGCGGCTTCATCCCCTTGTGGAAGGGGGAGAGCGCTCAATCCATGCGCCACCACAAGGCCGGCGAGCCGATCCTGGTCTCGGAAGGGATCGAGGACGGGCTCACCGCGGCCATGGCCCGCCCGCAATACCGCGTCATTGCCGCGATCTCCCTGTCGAACATCGGCGCCCTGGTGCTGCCGCCCGACATGGGGCCGCTCATCATCCTGGCGCAGCGCGACGAAAAGCAGGGCGCGATCGACGCGCTCGAGCGCGCCGTTGCCAGGCACCAAAGCGCAGGCCGCGACGTGCGGCTCGCTTACCCGCCCAAGGGCGTGAAGGATTATAACGAGCTGGTAGATCCGAAATCGGACGCCGGCGCGCAGGATAATTTGTGGGGTGGTGTAAATGAGTGACGATCGCGCGCGCAGCGGCCTTCGCGTGGTAGGTGAGGCGATCGACCAGGCTTTGCCGGCGCCCAAGGTGTCGCGGCCGCCGCGCGAGGAAGTCGCCGACGAACCCGAACTGCCGCTCCTGGATCCGCGCTGCCCGGTCATTCCCTTGGGGAAGCTCGGCCAGGTCTGCTACTTCCTGGATGAACTCGGCCAGCTCGTCGCGCTCGAGCCCCAGAAAATGGGCGACAAGAATATCCGCAACCTGTTCGGCCGCCAATCGGCGTTGTGCGATGAACTGTGGCCGCGGTTCGGCGACAACGGCAAGCAAAACGGGTGGAAGCCCCAGGTGGCAAGCGATCTGCTCGCCCGCGCGGCCGCCTTCGAGGGGATATTCGATCCGCAAGGCAAGGTGCGCGATCGCGGCGCGCACCGTGGGTTAAACGGCGAACTGATCCTGCATTGCGGCGACGTGGTGCTTGTCGCCGGCAAGGACGGGGCGGTTTACCACCAGCCCGGCAAGCTCGGGCGCTTCGTCTACCCCACGGCGCCGGGGATCCCGCGCCCGGCGCCGGCCACCTCGCTTGGCGTCTCGGCCGAAAGCCTGCTGTCGCTGTTCGGATCCTGGTATTGGGCGCGGCCCGATGTGGATCCGTTCTTTCTGTTGGGCTGGGTCGGCGCGGCGATGATCGGCGGCGTGCTGCGCTGGCGCCCGCACGCCTGGATTACGGGCTCGAGCTCGACCGGCAAGTCGACGCTGCAAATGGCGCTCGAGGCGCTGATGGACGGTGGCGCGCTCCATACGCACGACGCAACCGAGGCGGCGATCCGCCAGCTTCTCGGCCTGCAAACCATGCCCGTATTCTTTGACGAGCTCGAGCCCGACGAAGGCGGCGACAACCGGCGCAACAAGGCGGTTATCAAACTGGCGCGCCTGGCGAGCTCGGGCGGCAAGATCGGTCGCGGCGGCCAAGATCACAACGCGCATGAGTTCACCGCGCGAAGCTGCTTCCTGTTCTCCTCGATCCTGGTTCCGCCGCAGCTCGCCCAGGATCGCAACCGCCTCGCCATGCTCGAGCTCGAGCGGATCCCCGATGGGGCGGTGGCGCCGGTTATCGATGAAGGCGCGTTGCGTGAAACGGGACGCGAATTGCGGGCGCGCCTGGTCGCACAATGGTCACGCTTCGAAACGACGCTGCAAGCCTATCGTCAGGCGCTCGGCGACGCCGGCCACAACGGCCGCTCGCAGGATCAGTTCGGGACGCTGCTCGCCTGCGCGGATCTCCTCCTCTACGACCATGCGCCCGACAAGGCGCTGCTCAGCCATTGGGGTGCCATGCTTCCCGCCTCGAGCATGGCCGAGAAGGCGGGCGATGTGTCGGACGAAGAAGAAGCGGTGCAATATCTCGGCTCGCGGCACTTGCAGAGCCGCGGCGGCGATGAGCCCATGCCGGTCACCCGCCACATCAAGCGCGCGCTCGGTGCCGACGATTCCGCGCGCTACGCGATGGATCGCCTCGAGAATTTCGGCATGAAGATCGTGAACGCCAGGGCGACGGAGAAGGGCGCGATCGGCGCCGTCAAGCCGGTCGCCGGCAAGGCGCTGTTCCTGGCGATCGCCAACAAGCACGAAGCGCTTGCCAAGATCTTCGACGGGAGCCGGTGGGCGGAAGGCGTGTGGTCCCAGGCCCTCGCCCGCGTCAAGCTGCTCGACCAGGCGGGCGCCGTCCGCAAGCTGACGATTACGGACCATGGCGGCCGCGATCTCGAGGTCGACGCGGCCGCGATCAAGCGGGTCAACGTGCGGTTCGCCGGATCCGCGGCCTTGTGGTCGACGCTGGTTCCGCTCGAGGCGATCGTGGACCTGACGCCCGAGGACTGATACACCCTTGCCTGTCGGGCCGAGAGGCCAGCTTTCCAGGGGTGGAAAATCATGAGCAATGCAAGCCGTCTCGGCTCCCTTACGACCATCACGATGCCGACGATCGGCGTTTCGTTCGCGGAATGCCGCGCGATCCTCGCCAGCGAGGATTGCACGGCCGACATTACCCAGGCCGATGGGGGCGATGTCGACGGCGTGCCGCTGAACCGCGGCGTCAACCCGATCGCGGCGATCAAGATCCGCGCCGTGTCCGCCGGCACCGTCAAGATCGGTTACTGACGTGCTGGTGAGCGGCTCGGCCGTCTCGCCGGCGGCGATCGCCAGGCACGCGGCGCCGGCGCCGGGTGGCGGCGGCCTTGGGCCGGAGCTGGCGGTCAACGGCACATTTGACGATGTCGCGGGGTGGGTCGGTCCATCCTGGACCCTCGGTAGCGGCGTCATGACAGCCGCGACGACTGGCGTCCCGCGCGGGTGTTCGAATCCCAACACGCCCCTTGCAGAAATCGGCGCGACCTACCGGGTTTCGTTCGAGGTCGTATCCTACACCACCGGCGGCGTCTCGGTGCGTTATGGCAACGGGGTAGGAACGATCCGAGGCGCTGTAGGCGTCTATGTCGAGGACATTGTAGCCCAGGCTGGGACGGGTGCCATCCTGTTTGCGAGTCCGAACACCAACCTTGCAGTGGACAACCTCTCCATCCGTAAGGTGCTGTAGCCGGCGCGGGCTTTTGGGGTTTTAAGATCTGTGGGATCACCCGCGCCGACCAGGTGCAGAATGAGTCGGGGCGGTTGGCCGGTCAAGCCCCGAAGCGGCTAACCTGGTTGAGCGGCCGCAGCGCCGCCAAAAAAAACCGCCGGCGCCCTCGAGGGTCCGCCGGCGGGGAGGTTTCGCTCGATCGGTTTCGCGGGGGTGGTTAAACTTGCGAACGCTCACGCGCGAGTTGTGGCCTAGATAGCCCGATTCAAATTCCTTGCAAAGCCCCTGTGGATAAGCGGGGCGGCCGCCGCCCCTTTCGGAACGGCGGCCGTCGCCCCCGAGTCGACAAGGGGTGGTATGCCGACTCTCCCCATGGGGGCGAAGCGGGCCGCCTATACGGTTACAGGGCGGCGAGTCTCGCGGGTAATACTTACCGCCAAAATTGTTAACTTTGTTTATGCGGTACTGTTGCGGGCGCGATACGGTTCTTTACGCTTATGTGACGCCCTCAAGATCCTGCCTCTCTTGGCGAATCTCTGCCTCGATCCGATAAACGGTTGCGCGGCCGATGCCAACTGTCGACGCGATCTCGGTTGGGCCGAGCTTGCCGGCGTCGAGCAGCTCCACAACCTGACGGCGCTTTGCTTCGGGGATCTTCTTGCCGGCCTTGCGGCGCTGATACACGCCTTTCTCCCTCGCCCGCTCGATCCCGTCGCGCTGGCGATCGCGGCGAATGTCGTTCTCGAACTCGGCAACGGCGCCCAGGATCGCCAGCATGAGCTTGCCTGTCGAGCTGGTGGTGTCGACGCCGCCCTGCTGCAAACAGGCGAAGGTGGCGCCGCCGGCGTCGATCCGCTCCACAATGCGGTGCAGATCGCCCACGGAGCGCGCCAGGCGGTCAAGCCTGGTCACGGTGAGGGTGTCGCCGGGGCGAAGCGCGTCCAGCGCGCGCTCAAGCTCCTGGCGGCCGTCCGTCGACGTTCCGCTGCGCTTCTCCTGGAAGATCCGCTCGCACCCGGCGGCCTCGAGGGCGGCGACCTGGGTTTCGAGGTTCTGGCCGGCGCTCGAGACGCGGGCGTAGCCGATTTTCATATTCTGTCCCCGTACCTTGTGACGTAGAGGTCATCGTAGATGTGGTCCCGCTCGCGCTTCCGCTTCTGGTAGGCGATCTCCTCCTCGGTAGGCGGAGGAAACTTGGCCTGATAGAGCCGACGCCATTCGGCATCCTCCAACGACTCGCGGCGGTCCTCGAGAAAGGCTCGGGTCCATGACGTTTCATCGTCCCAAAAGCCGATAAGTTCACCGCTCTTGCTTGTGAAAGGCGGGACTGCGCCCGGCAGGGTTAGAGAGGGTGCCGTTCCCAACTGCCTGCGGCGGCGCCTGTTCGCCGTGTGCCAATTCGCCATAGTCGAACCTCCGTTCACCGAAAACCGTTGATCCATGCCCGCATATTCTCGCGCTCGCCAAGTCGGACGATCCGGGCGGCCTCCTCTGATCCGCCGAGCTCCTCGGTCCCCTGGTCGACGCGGGCCAGTATCATCTTGCCGGCGGCGAAGGCCCAAAAGGCATTCCCGAGCTCGATCAGGTGCGGCTTGTCCGCATAGGGTTTCGCCGCCTCGCTGGCGAACGCGACCAGGGCGCCGGCAAGATCCGGGTCGCGCTGGTCGAGGAAGCGCATGGCGTAAGCCTTGCACTCGGCGAGGCGCTTCTCGCGCGCTTCGTCGGCGGCTATCGCGGCCGCGTCGTTCGCCCCGTTCCCTGGGTTGTTCGGGGGTGTGTTCATAGCTCGGTCGCCTTTCCTGCGTCGGTTTGCAGGATATAGTCCAGCGTGCTGCCGACCTGGTAGACCAGGCCGCGGTCGCGAAGGGCGCGGATCCTGTTCTTGTCCGCATTGGTCAGCTCGCGCCAGATTATCGGCTCGCTTCCTTTTTCCTCGGCGCGCTGCTCGAGCTCGCGGACGCGGCGCAGCATCGTTGCCATGGCTTCGCTCAGCGGCTTTCGCGCGTTGATCGTTGCCCGATCGGTGTGGCCTCTCATACGTCCTCCTTAGTACCATTTGATTTCGGTTAGCTTCTTGTAGGTGATCCACCCTTTGCCGTTGCACCCGTCGCGCCGGCACTTGCTCAGCTCGTAGGTGGGTGGGTAGCGGCCGCGGCCGTTGCCGCCGCACCCGTCGCAAGGAACCTTCGTGTTCGGGGCTGTAGCGTTCATGCGCCTTCCTTGTCGGCTTTGCCTTCCCAATAGCCGGCGCTGTAGGCGTTGGGGTGCCAATCCCGCTCGTTGCTCGCCCACATTCGATAGCCGTGGAAGCCGTCGCTGTAGCCGCCCCCGAAAGCCTTGCGATCGTCGGGATCCCGGTAGCCGCGCGCCTCGAGCCGCTCATCGTGCCGCCACTTCATGCGAGCTCCATCGTGTCTGCGTTCCAGTGGCGGGCCGCCGGCGCCGCGGTGAGCCAGGCTTTAAGCTGGCCGAGCTGCTCGCCGATCGCGCCGCGGGTGCGGTGCATCCGGCGCCACAGGAACTCGCCGCGGTTGCGCTCGAGGCCGAGCCGAACGGCCAGGCGGTAGGCGGCGCCGCCGTAGAGGAGGACGTTGCACGCGAGCGTGGCGGCGCGCTCGAGCTCGAGCAACGTCCGCCCTACCTGGTCGGCGAGCTCGGCCGCCCGCGCCCTGTCCATCTTGCGATCGTAGGTGGCGATCCGTTCGTGCTCGGCGATCAAGCCGTGCTCGGCCGACAAGATCAGCACGGCGAGATCCTGGCGCCGGTTCTTCCGCACGGTGCGAAAGGCCGGCCCATCGTAGAGCTCGATCGCCGGCACCGGCGCCGAGCTCGGCCGTTTGGTCGCGCTGCACGCGAGGATTAGCGTTTTCACCGGGCGCCTCCTACCAGCTCGGACACCCGCGCCCCGATCGTGCCGAACAGGCGCTCGATCTGCCAGGGTGCGGCTCCCAGGATCCACGCGGCGATCGCGTCGGCGTCGTCGCCCATGGCGAGGAGCTCGGCCGCGCGCTGCTTACGTTCGTTCGGGGGCTCCCCTCCTACGGTCGGCGGCGTGTTCGGGGGCGCAGCGGCCGCCGGCGCCGGCGGGCTTGGCGCCGGTTGCGTCGGAACTGCGATCGGAGGCACGCGCCGGTAGTTCAGCCAATCGGCGAGCGCTTGCGGTGCGCTGGGAACGTCGACGCGCTCAGCGCCCCGCTCCTGGTTGCCTGGTATGACCCAGGCCCCCTTGTCGTGGTATAGCTTGGTCATTCCACCCCTTCCTTTCCGTCAAAGGTTCAACAGGTCGAGGATCCGGCGGCCCTTGTCCGTGATCGGGTGCGGCGATCGGCGCTCAACCAAGTCGCGGCGGGCAAGGCCGTCGCACAGGCGCTTGAAGGCGCCGCCCATGTTGCGGCCGCGGGCGAATATCGCACCGCCTTTGTCCCGCGCGGCCTCCAAAGCCTCGATCTGGCGGGCGGTGACGCCGAGCTCCTTGCGGCTTGGCCGCTTCATGGTGGCGACGCCCATAAGGAAGCGGGCGACTTGCTCCGGCGATGCTTCCTGGCTGTCCAGGTTCACCGCCCCGAACGGGTCGAGATAGGCGAGATAGGCGCTGAGCTGGCCGAATACGATGCTCGCCGTGTAGCCGTTTGCAAACTCCATGTGGACCCGCGGAAGGCCGGTCTCGGCGCCGGGGTGCATGGGTGGGCAGGTGTCGGTTTTGAAGATCATTGGTGTTCCTCCTGTTCGGGGTTCGTCGGTGGGGATCAGTAGCCGAGCGCTTGAAGCAGCTCGGCGCGGTTGCCGGCGGTTTCGTAGGTGATCCCCCACCCGCCGCCGGCGAGCTTGACATCGATCGGGATAACGACGCGGCCGTTCTCGATCCGCGGCTCCTCCTCGGTGCTGGTCTTGTGGTCCCTGGCGATCGCCAGGAGACGCTCGAGGCACATGGTTTGTCTCCTTCGTTCGGGGTTCGTCGGTGGGGATCAGGCGCCGAGTTTGCGTTCTTTCTTGAAGATTGCGGCGCCGCGTTGGTGGAGCTCTACGCGGGCTAGGCAGCCGTCGCGGTTCGGCTCAAGGCTGTCGTAGGCTCGGCGCGCGCGATCGTAGCTCATGCGCTTGGTTTCGATTAGGTCGCCGCGGGCGGTGCAGATCAGAATGGAAAAGATCGGGCTCGCCATGTTCGTTCTCCTAGGGCTGGTCCCATCATCGCGGCGCCGATCGTGGCCGGCGCCGTCTTGGGGGATCAGTGAAGCGAGGCGGCGGCGCGCTCTGCCGGTATGGCGGCCAGGTTCAGCTCCGGGCCTTCGTGGGAGAGGCCGGCGCCGCATTGCCGGCTGTACCCATCGTCGCCGGCGAGCTGGAGCCGGGCGAGCTCGGCGCTGGGCTTCGCCTCGATCTCGGCCGCCGGGCGGCCCTGGTCAAACCAGGTCGCGAGGGCGAGCTCGGCATAATAGGGGCGCCCATCGGCTCCCCAGATCTGCTCGCCCGCGCCCTTGCCGGAAAGCCGGGCGTCGGGCTTGCCCTTGTAGTTCGTGAACTCCTCGACATCGAGGCCAGCGGCGTCGTTGCCGGCGGCCCGATAGGCGGCGATCCCCTTGCGGAGCGCGGCGGCCGAGAGCTGGCGGTTGACGAACACGAAGTTTGCAAGGAAGCGCACCGGCTTGCCGTCGAGCAAGTGGTAGACGGCGCCCTTATAGTCGATCGAGCCGTCGAAGTAGGATCCGGCGTAGATCTTCGCGACCGCTTCAACGGCCGCGATCGGCGGGCCGTCCAGATAGTCGATGTCGATCGAGGCGCCGCCGCTATATTTCGACGTGCGGACGCTGAACGGCACGCCGGGGAAGCTCTCCTTGAGAGCCTTCCGCACCATTTTTGCGACCTGGGCGGCGTCGATGTAGGCGCGTTCAATCTGCATGGGCGTCTCTCCTATTCGGGGTTGCATTGGGGACATGGCTTGCCCCGGCGGATCTCGGAAACATTGGCTGAGCAGGGCATCCACCCTGCGTCGTGGCCGCAGCGGCCGCATACGAAGTGGGCACCGCTTTGGCCGCCGGGTAAGCAGCCCGCGTCGACGTAGTGCATCATGACGCGCGGCTTGCGGCGCGGCGGGCGAGGTCCAAAGAGGTCGGCGCTCACCGAAGAATGTCCGCGCACTCGAGGAGTTGGACCAACTGGCGCGCCCAATCGGCCGCCTCCTGGTCTTTGCCGCATTGCTTGTAGGCGATCGCTTTCGCCATTGCCCTCGCCGCCGCGGCTCGGTCGATCACAACCATTCGTGCCCTCCTCTGCGTAGCCTGTTCGCACGTCTCATTGACGTGTATCAACAATGTGTCAACAGTGCCTCATAAAAAAAGTTGCACGGCAAGCAAATTTTCTGCGTTTGAGCTTGATGTGTGGTTTTGATGCAACACCCTTAGCCCGCCTAGCGGGCGCCGATCGCGCAAGGTTGGCGGCCGTTAGGCCGTCGACCTGGTGCGCGCGATCGTCCTTTCCTCCTCGAGCGTCAGCTCGAGGAGATAGGCCGCCAGGCCGCAACTCGACCGCGCAAGGTGGCGGCCGAAGGCCGGCGCCTGGTGCGCGCGGTCGGCCGCTCATCCTTCCGCCCGGTGATCCCGCGCCCTTGTCGCCGGCGGCGCGGTGGCGGTGGGTGTGGCAAGCTCTCTTTCCGCACCCGCACCCGCGCCCTTGCCTTCGGGCACAAAGAGGGCCAGATTGCCCGCTCTACCAGGGGCCGGGGGTTGTTCCCATGTTCCCAGCTTTGTTTCCAGCCTTGGAAACAACATAACCCAATAACACCAACGACTTATGGCGTTGTTTCCACTGTTTCCAGTGAAACACGAGGTGAGCATATGTGCATGCGCTCGCGCGTGCGCGCGTATACCTTCATTTACCTTGGAACGTTGGAAACATTGGAAACAGTACAGGCAAGCGGCTGAAATCGCTCGGCTTTTGTGTTTCCAAGGTTGTTTCCAACGGCGGGGCTTTGGGAACAAGTCGCGGCTGTGTTAGGCTCCCGATCGCGGTCGACGGCGAGCACGTCGCGGCCGTTGGAATAAAAAAAGGGGTGGATATTCAGATGGTTGATACTCCAACGCCGCTAGAGGCTGATCTCGCCGTCGCGCGGGACCTTGCCGCGCTTCCTGACGCCGAGCAGCTCGAGCTGATCCGCGATGCGACGCCGAACCGGGACGCCGCCTCGGCCGTGGCCGAATATCGCGGCCGCGGTCGGCCGCCTGGCGCTCGGAACAAGCGCAACACGAAGTTCCGCGACCAGATCCTCTCGCTTCATTCGCACCCTGGCGTCGCCTTGGCGCGCGCTTACGATCGCCCGGTGGAGCTCCTGGCGGCCGAGCTCGGCTGCTCGAAAGAGGAGGCGTTCAAGATCCAGATCCGCGCGGCGGCCGAGCTCCTCCCGTACATCGAAGGCAAGCAGCCGGTGACGCTCGATGTGCGCCAGAAGCACGATATGGTCATGGTGCTTGCCGGCGGGCCTGGCGTCGGCGCCGCGCAGCTCGAGGCGATCGCCGCCCAGGTCAACGCGCTCGGCAGCGACGGGCCGATCGATTGGGACGGCGCCTTGGTCGACGGCGAAATCGTCTCGCGCGAGTAGACTAGGCCGAGGCGTCTCAGGTCGCGCACCGCTTAGAGGGGCTGAGCGGGGCCGATCGGGCGCATTTCGCCGGGTCTAGACATGGTTGAGACAGCCCCCCTCCTCACCGCGGCCCGCGGCCCGCGGATCGTGGCGAGGCCCCCCGGCCCCCCCAAAGCCACGCGCGCCTGTCCATTCCCCCCCTTCGCGCGATACACGTAAAATTTCTGGGCTAAATCGGGTTCCCCCGATCCTGTCGGCGGTTCGGAGACGCGGTAAATTTGCAGCGACGGCATGGGGCGCGGGGTCAGGGTTCGGGTTTTCGGATTGACAACGCCGAATCGGGCGCGCAGCTTTGGGTGACACGGCGATGGGCCGGGGTGCAAGCGGGAAGGGTGCGGGATCAGCCGAAAAGGCGGGCCGCGCGTTCCCGCATATGGGGTGGTTCCTATGCTTGCGGGCTTTCGGCTCGACAGTTGCGATCGGATTTTCGGGCTGGATCTATCCAGCGCGGCGCCGGCGCTTGGTCGCGCGGCATGATGCTCGCCGTTTCAATTCATGTTGTTCGACATTTCGTGCCGCGCCCGGTTCCTGGGCCGCGGAACGACAACGAAATTCATTGGCGGGCTCTTCTGCCGGATATGCCGCGAGCCGGTAAAACAAATTCATCCTGCTCAAGCCGAAGCGCGCCTTTCGCGCGGCGGTGACGTGGAAGTGTGCCCGCCGGCGGCGGGGGGTTGGTGGATCCCCTGTCGTTTTTGAAAGCACCAAGGGTGGATCGCGGTAACTTTTTAGAGGGTCTCGAGCGTGGCTGAGTTTTTGACCAACAAGCGGACCCTGACCGCCTCCCTTCTCGCCTCGAGCGCGGGCTACGTTGCGACGCCGAAGGGGCCGACCGGGCGCCTGACGCGCGACGACACGCTAGTCGCGGCCGAGGCCCTGGCGGCCGTGCTCGATCGCGACGACGCGGCGATCGCGCGGCTGCGGCGCGGCAATCCCTGGCACCTGGAATGGATCGGCGGCCGCGTCGAGGAGCTCGCCCGCGGCCGCGACGGCGAAGAAAGCTGGCGTCCCGGCTTGGCCGCGGGCTTCATGCTCAAGATTGTTGGCAATGGCCTGCCTATTCCCGCGCTCGATCGGGCGCGCCAGGCGATGATCGAGGAGGTCATGGACGCGCTCACCAGGGGCGCGGTCGAGGGCCTGACGCGCCGGCCTGGCGCGCGGCTGCAATGAGCTACCAATTTCTCCTGTTCGCCGGCTATGCCCTGCTTCGCGATCGGCGCCGCCGGCGATGAGTGCCGCCGCCGACACTTGCCGCCACGGCCATGATCTGACCGGGCGAAATCTCCGCGTCGATCGGCGGGGAAGCCGGGTTTGCCGGGAGTGCAACCGGCTCGCGCAGGAAAGGCACCGGCGCAATCGGAGCGAGCGGCACCTGGCGTTGGGGCTTACCTCAAAGGGCGAGCCGAGAAAGCGCGCTGCGCGGTGAACACCTCTACCTCGATCGCCGCGCTGATGATGCCTGTTGGGCCGAAGGCGGAAGCCTTTGTGTGGGATAAGCGGATCATCACCGGGATCATGGGGCCGGTCGGATCGGCGAAAACGACAAGTTGTGCCCGCAAGATGATCCACGCGGCGATGTGGCAGAACCCCGGCCCCGATGGGGTGCGGCGGGCGCGCTGGGCAGTGGTGCGCGACACCTATCCGTTGCTCAGAAAGACGGTGCTGCAAAGCTGGTTTAGCTGGTTTCCGAAGGAAATCGGTCAGTGGAACGGCGAAAGCCCCTTCCAGCACAACATTCGCCTCCTGATCCCAGGCTTCGGCACGATCGAGCTCGAGGTTCTGTTTGCCGCCATGGGCGAAGCGCGCGCGGAAGATGTCATGCGCGGGTGGGAGCTCACCGGCCTGTGGCTCAACGAAGCGGATCTGCTCGCCAAGGCGGTGTTCTCCTTCGGTATGGGCCGCGTCGGCCGCTATCCCGACGCGAAATTGGGCGGTTGCACCTGGCGCGGGATCATCATCGACATGAACGCGCCGGACGTGGAGAATTGGACCTACGATCTGTTGGTCGACCAGAACCTAGGGCTCGATCGCGAGCTCGAGGAGATGCTTCGCGAGGAGCTCGGCGACCTGTTCGGCGTCGGTTTCTACGTGCAGCCGGGCGGCCGCTCCAAGGATCCGCCGCCTGAGAACATCGCGAACTTGCCGAAGGGCTATTACGCGCAGCAAATGATCGGGCAGACGCAGGATTATATCCGGCGCATGGTCGACAACCAATTCGGCGCGGTGCGGCGGGGTCAGCCGGTTTATCCTGAGTACCAGGACGAACTCCATTGCGCGAAAGAGACGCTGAAACCGATCGACGGCGTGCCGATCCGCCTGGCGGTCGACGGCGGCCTTACGCCGGCGGCGGTGTTCATGCAGCGCGACCATCGCGGCCAGGTGCGGATCCTGGGCGAGTGCGTCACCTTCGCCGACAATGAGGAAACCGAGCTCGAGCAGCTCGGGCCGACAGCCTTCGCGAAAATGTGCGCCCGCTATTTCCAGGATCATTTCCCCAATAGCGAGCTGGCCGAGACAGCCTGGGCGGATCCGGCGACAACGGCGGGTGAGAATGCCGGCGGCGAGGATCTTTCGTGGCGGCAGACGTTCCAAAAAGAGCTGTCGAAGGCGATCGAGCGGAAAACGCGGGTGCGGCCCGCGCCGGTCAAGGGTAACGCGCTGACGCCGCGCCTCGAGGCGGTGCGAAAGCCGATGCTTACCCTGGTCGAAGGCGGCCAGCCTGGTTTCCTGCTCTGTCCGACCCGGTGCAAGGTGCTGCGACGGGGCTTCAAAGGAATGTACGTGTATCGCCGCTCGAATTTGCAGGGCGGCCACGGCCGTTATGTAGACGAGCCGGTGAAAAACGACTATTCACACGTTCAAGACGCCGCCCAATACGGGTGTGTTGGTCTTGCGAAGGCCGGGAATGGGGAGAACTCGAACACGGGTCACCCAGGCGAAGGCCGGGAAAACGGTAGGCGACCCGTAAAAACAGAGGGCGCTTACGATGTTTTCGGGGGTGGACGATGAAAGGTGCTGGATCCGTTATCGGTGGTGGGCTGAAAATGCTCGGCATCATCAAGAAGCCGAAGGCGCCTAACGCCGCGGCCGCCATGCCTGCGGCATCCGCCCGGCGCGACGAAATCCGCGACGATTCCGAGCGCCTCGATGAACTGCGCCGCCGCAAGGGCGGGCTCGCCGACATGATGACCGGATCGGGCGGTGCAGAAGGCGGCGGCGGCAAGCGCGCGCAGCTCGGCTAAAAAATCCTTCACAAACCAGGGGTGGTTTACATGAAAGCTCACAGTGCATCCGTTTTGGCGATCGCGGCGATCTGCCATGGTGTCAACGCCGCTTATTGCCGGTCGATCGGCGATGACAGTCAAAAGCCTTGGGCCGATGCGCCTGAGTGGCAAAGGGAAAGCGCTGCAAACGGCGTGGCCTTTCACCTGGAAAATCCCGACGCCGGCGATGCGGCCAGTCATGAAAACTGGATGGCCGAAAAAGTCGCTGCGGGTTGGGTGGTAGGGGGGGGCAAGGATGAGAAGAAGAAAACTCATCCCTGCCTGGTTCCGTTCGATCAGCTCCCGCCTGGGCAACAGTTGAAGGACACTCTTTTTCGGGCGGTTGTCCATGCGGCGGCGCCCGGCTTTGCTGATCTCACACAGGCTTACGCCGATCGTGGGATCGAACTCGACAACGTGCAGGCGCTGCTGCGCACCAAAACCGAGGATCTCGCGAAGGTCCAGGGCAAGCTCGATCGCGCCCAGCGCAAGGTGAAATCGGCCGCCAAGCCGGTTGCTCGCGAGAGCGCCGGCAAGGCGCGCGCGATCGGCGCGCCCGCCGAGCCGATGATCCGCCAGGCGTTCGATGACATCATGCAAAGCGCCCGTGACAAGCCGCTCGAGCTGGTCTTTTCGGACGGCAAGCGCGAGATCCTCGAAATCGACCCGCTCGAAGTGTGGCCGGCGGGTTTTCGCCGCGCCGGGGCGCGCCTGGCGCTGATTGCTGCCCCGCATGTCAGGGGTACGGTCAACCCGTCCCTCCGTGTCCGCGGCGTCGGCCTGCTTGCTGACGGCGAGCAAATCGCCTGGTGCGAGTTCCCGGATCCGGTCGAGGTTCCGCTCGGCGGCGAAGTGAAGTTCGACCGAATGATCGCCTTCTAGGCGATCTGCGTACCGATCGGCGGGGGTGCGACGCCCTCGCCGATCCTGTTCTTTGGCGTCGCTGTCTCAGGGGTGGGGCATGGTCGAGCAAGATGCGGATCTCGTTAAGTGCCTCCTGGCCGATCAGACCAGGATGGAAGGCGTCCGCGCGCTCTATGAACCGATCTACCGGGACATCGATACCTACATCGATCCGTTCGGCGCCGGCGGCTTCGTCCAGGGCGCCTCGATGCGATCGATCGAGAACCTTTACGACACAACCGGCATCGACGGCCTAGACCGCGGCACGGCCGCGATCGCCGGCGTCACCATCCCCAGCAATCAGCGCTGGCATGGGCTCGAGTTCCCGGATCCCGAGCTGAACAAGCTCCCCGAGGTCCGGCGCTGGTGCGCGCTGGCGACCGATCGGCTTTTCGCGGCCCGCTATGCGCCGACCGCGGGCTTTGAAGTCCAGGCCCATGAGGACGTGCGGCAAGAGCTGAAATACGGCACCGCGCCGTTCTGGATCGGCGAGGATCCGCGCAAGGGGATCTTCTACAAGTCCCTGCACCTGTCCGAAATCTACATCGAAGAAAATTATTACGGCCGCGTCGATCGGGTGCATCGCAAATATACCCGCACGCTCGCCCAGGCCGTTGACGAATTCGGGCTCGAGAACCTGTCGCCGCGGCTGCAACGCGATTGGGAGGATCCGAAGAAGCACGCGACCGAAATCCAGTTCCTCCAGGTCATTCGGCCGAACGGCCTCTACGCCGGGAAGAAGATCGGGTGGCAGGGCAAGCCGATC